AATCTTCATCAAGCAAATCAGCAACCTGGTCAATATCTAAAGAACATTCTTTACCGCTAACTCTACAACCGTCTTTAATCCCATTTAGAATCAAATAACATGCATCATCTAAACTCATATCTTGACCAAGCTTATCTAAATCTTGCAAAGTCCTTCCAGTATCTTTGCAGAATAATCTTAATGAGTTCATCCCAAACCTTATTGGGTAATCGGTTTTATTAATTACTACTATTTCGTACATAATTTTGTTGGTTTTATTAAGTTAGCGGAGCGTACCGTAGTACAACTCCACCAACAAAATAGATTATTATACTGCTGTTTGTGTTAAAGCACCAGTTCCGTCAATACTTACACTAAATGTAGGAGCATCTTCTACACCACCTGAAATGCTTATTGAAGTAAAGAAACCGCTACCAGTATATTTATAACCAGCTTGAGTATCTAAAGCGAAAGTAAATGTAACCGAAGTTCTATTAGTTAAGTTTGTAAAGATTTCATCTGGGTCAGTAGATGTTGCTTTACTAGTAAAGTCCATTAGACCATCAGCACTTAAAGTGAAGCTCTTTTGACCACCGATAATTTCTCTATTACCAGCAGAGTCTTTTGTTGAGATGTCTATTGTATCCATTGCCACATCTAACGTGCAACTTGTTGAATGCAATATGACAAACTCATCAGCAGAACCTTGAGCAGCTTGAACCTTTAATACTAGGTCTGTTCCGTTAAAAATTGCCATTGTTTATTATTTTAAAAATTAATATATTAATCATCTAAATCTTCAAGAGTTACCTCTTTTTTAGATTTCTTTTTAGTGTCTAAAACCCCTTCAGATTTTAAGACTCTAAATACCTTTATACTTACTTCGTAAGATTCGCCTTTTTTATAATCGACTCCTCTGAAGCTATAATCCTTTTTAAGTTTTATCTTATACATATCTATCTATTTATGTTAAATCTATAATCTTGAGAAATTTGATAAAGTCCAACGCTACCAGCGTTTTCATCAAAGACCTCAACACTATTTTCAAAAAATATCTTATCTACTACTACACCCTCATAAGTTCCACTAGTATAGTCTAAAGCGGTTCTTACGTTTTGAGCTAAAGTTATTACATCATTATAACTATTGCCCACTATGTTAATTTGAGCAGTAGTATAGTCATAAGTGCTAACTCCATTCTTTGTGTTGTTAGGTTCTACTGAAACTACTTGATATGATATAAATGGAAGTTGATACTTTCCAGATTCATCTATATATCTACTAGGAAAGATTCTAGTACCTACTAAAGAACTAACCGAGCTATCATTACTCAAAATGCTATAAATTGCTTTCCCTATATTCATTTCATTCTTTTATCAATCAAAGCTTTCACTTGATTTATTACATCATTTTGAGCTTTTGCTCCTTTTGAACCAGCAGCTTTGTCAAGGTATCTCTTTCCAGTTTTACCATTAAATCCATATTCTAAAAAGAAAAAGTAAAATCCACTTTTAGACTTATCTCTATAAGCTCCTTTTACTCTTGGACCAACATAAACCGAAGGCGGTACTCCTTTTCTATTCTTTCCATTTATAACCGCTAAAGATTTTCTTAATCGACCAGTATCTTTAGGGACTAAACTCTTTAACTCTTGAAGTAATGGCTTTGCTGCTTTTCTCATTCCTTGCCTTAATAGAGTTTTGTTTCTAGTGTCCGACATATTAAGACTCTCTAAATCTTTAATAAGATTCTTTAATTCTTTTTCATCAATGCCAACACTAACTAAACCTTGATGCCCTCCTCCAGCTTGTAAATTTTTACCAGTTGTAATTGCCATTAAAATAGTACATCAGTCCAACCATTGGCTGGATTGTTAATAAATGCTTTTATTTCGTTTTTATTGTAAAAAGTATAGCCATCTAAAAAGCTAGGAGTTTCTCCTTCAAACTTTACAATAAATTCATTGCCATCTAAATTATATCTTAAATGGTCTTTAGACTCTAGCACTTGACTAAAATCTATTGTGTCTATGTTTGCTATGTCAACTATTGTATATATCATGGAGTATTTATTACAATATCATTAGCACTCATATTAGTCATTGTTGCATCATTAGAACCAATTTGGTCTATGATAATTGGAAAGCTTGAACCATCTCCCATTCTCCAATAACCTTTAATGTTATCTTCATTAATAAGATTCTTTACCGTTCCACTATTATAAACAGATGCTATTTGTGTACTTGTTAGCTTTGTATTAAACCAAGCAAATTCATCTATATTACCTGGAAAAAATCTAGTGCCAGTATCTGTTCCAATTCTTAAAGCGGTTGACCAAGTGTTAAATGTATCATTTGCAGTCGTACTTGCTACGGTAGCTTCAGAGCCATTAACGTATAATTTGCATTCAGTTATATCTGAAGCATCTAAAACTAAAGCGTAGTGCTTCCATGTGCCATCTACAACACCAGTTAAATCCCATTGTCTATTAACATTTGAAGCCATAAATAGAAGAGCATTAGTGCCACCGCCCCAAGTTAAATTAAATGCTCCAGTAGTATTAGAGCCATGTCCTAGTACACCTTTGCCACCACCACCAGCAGAAGCTTTAGCCCAAAATGTATATGTAGTGTCTGCTAGTGTTCCATTAGCATTAGTTAATAATTGGTCATCAACACCATCAAATTCTAAAGAGTAAATGTTGTTAAATATGTTTATATCAGCAACGTCTTTAAGCTCTAGTGTTAACATCATGTAGTCTTTACGACCTATTTCTCTTACGCTTTTAATACTATAATAGTTAGAGCCATTTTGTAAAAGATATTCATTAGAAGCTCCTATGTTAGTTCTGTATCTAATCATTGCTTGAATGACCTCCGTATTTTCTAAAAAGTCCGCTTCATATTTAGTGCCTCCAGCTTTGTAATCAAAATCAGCATAGATATAAGCAATAGATTGTGCGCTTACTACCCTCTCCCCATAGGAGTTAGATGTAAATGTTTGCTTGTATAGCGTTAATCTTGTATCTAGTTTTCCAAATATCATTAAAAATCGTAAGCTCTATATGGAGTTAATAATCTTTCGACCATCAATGGAACAGTATTTACTTGACTTCCTACTATTACATCTTGACGGTTTTCGTAGTATCGACCTACTATAATTAAAATTGCATGTTTGATTGCAGCAACTACATCACTAGCACTAGCTTCTCCAACTACAAAAGTTATTTTTACTGCATTTGGTTTTTCGTAGGTATCTGGATAATTACCATCTTCAGCTTCATATAATAAAGCTGGTTTATTTTTTAAATCGACTGCATATTCAGTAGCACTTAAAGTTTGTTCTACGTTATTAGTGTCGAAGTATTTTACATGAGTTATCGAAGTAACGCCCCCTAATTGAAGATTCATTACATCATAAAATTGGTCAAAGCTAATTAGCACCGTTTGCGCCATTACTCTAGTTCTAGTAAACTCCTCGACCATATTAGTAGCAACATCAATTAATGTTGAGATATAAGTATCGTCAGCAGTAAAATCTGAATCTATCCTTAAATGAGTTTTAGCTTCACTTAAACTTACTGCAGTTGATGTTGGAGCAGTAACAAGAGAAAGCTTACCATAAGGTAAATAATTATAGTCGTATAAGTTTCTAATCATTTCAAATAAAAAAATAGAGGGGGGATTAACCCCCTCCAATTAAATAAAATTATGCTTCAATTAGACTAGCGAAAGCAGTGTCATTTTGAACTGCATCACCGTCAACTAATGAAGTTAATACATATCTTGGCTCACCAGTTCCAGCGTTAGTGTAGATGTCATAAATAACGTCTAACCCACCAAATTGAGCAATGTGTACTTTAGAGAAATCTCCAAATAAAGCATGGTCTTTAGTAGCACCACCGCCATTACCAACATTACTAGAAACAAAAGCAAAGTAGCCATTGATAGTCTTATCTCTTGTATCATACAAAGGAGAAACTGAAGCAACTTGAGCAGCAGCTTTAGCAGTTGCATAAGACTTCATATCTACTAGGTAAGCCATTCTAGCTCCTTCTAATTGTACTCCATTTCCTAGTACAGTAGTTTCTAAAGCTAAAGCAGAATCAGCAGAGAAAGCAGCAGTAGAACCAGCAGCAGCATCAGCAAAGATAGAAGTAGGTGCGTTAGATACATCACCAGTTCCTAATAAAGCAGATTCTAAAGTAGCAGCAACCGATTGAGCCATGTTTCTTCTCAATGCGTTCTCAATAGAACTGTTTTGAGCGATAGCTTCAGCAGATACATTTACGATAGAAATTAACTTCTTTGGAGATAATGTTAAGCTTGTAGCAGTACCGTTAGCTGCTGGAGCAGAGCCACCAGTTTCAGCAACGAATCCAGAGTTGATTGAGCTAAACACTGGGAATTTCATGTTATCTACACCAGAGTAGAAATTAGCACCAGCAGAAGCTAGAACTAAATTAGCTTCTAATTGGTCAGTCCATGCCATTACTTCAGTAGCGTTTCCAGCAGAAGTTGCTACCGCAGCTCTTGTTAGAATTGAAGATGGTATAGCGATACCTTTAAAAGACTGTCCAGTATAACGTGCTTCGTTACGTGCTTCTTGGTCCATTTCTTTAACTAGTCCAGAAAGACGACCAGTTGCAGCTTGATGCATTGCATCTTGGAAAGAATACTCTCTAATTTCTTTTGGAGTGTTTTCAGTAACTTCTTTGATTGCTTTTGTAGCTTGTAGTTTTTCAAATGATTCAGCTCTTACTGACATTTTATTCAACTCCTCTACTTTTTCGTTTAAAGAGTCAAAGTTGCTTTTTTCGTCATCACTCATATCACGTCCTTCAGCAGATGCTACTAGACCTTCCATTTTCTCGATAACTTCAGCTCTTTCCTCTTTGTAAAGTTTTGATGTTTTCATTTATAGAAAAATTATTATTAAAATTTATTTTTCAAGATTTGCACTCGCATTTTATGAAGGGAGCGATTTCTTAAATCTTGTTCTTCTTTTTTACCCTCTATTTTTTCTTTTGCTAAATTCTCTTCTAACTTTTTAGCTTGTTCTTTTTCTTTCCATTCCTCCATTGAGCGCAAAGCTACCGAG